GTTAAGCCATTGATTATCTGGTAAAATGAAAACAACAGTTAATATTATGAATGACGACACTTACAAAGAAATACAAAGTAATGGCAAAGCCAAAGGCAAAAGAACACTACGTCAATAACAAAGACTTCCTGGATGCCATTGAGATCTACTTCGCAGAGGTAAAGAGAGCAGAGGCAGCAGGACGTCCCAAGCCACCAATCCCTCGTTACATTGGTGACTGTTTCTTGAAGATGGCCAATCGTTTGTCTTATAAACCAAACTTTGTCAATTATATGTTCCGTGAGGACATGATCTGTGACGGAATTGAGAACTGTGTTCGCTACATTCACAACTTCAATTCTGAGAAGTCAAAGAATCCTTTTGCTTACTTTACTCAGATCATTTACTACGCATTCCTCAGACGCATCTCTCAAGAGAAGAAGCAACTGGAGATCAAAAATAAGATTCTGGAAAGAACCAACTTTGATGAAGTGTTCGATGCCAACGATCTTGATTCATCCAATTATTCGGATTACAATAGCATCAAGGATGCTGTGCACAGTAAGTTGAGATACTGATGAAAGTTGCCATTATTACGGACACACATTACGGTGCTCGTAAAGGTTCACAACTGTTTCACGATTACTTCGAAGAGTTTTATAAAAACGTTTTCTTTCCGACTTTGGATGCAGAGGGTATCACCACCGTCATTCATATGGGTGATGCCTTTGACAGTCGCAAAGGAATCGAATTCAAATCACTCACCTGGGCAAAGAGAGTTGTCTTTGATCCTCTGAAGGAAAGAGGAATCGAAGTCCACTTGATGGTGGGTAATCACGACGCTTATTATAAGAACACAAACGAAATCAACGCTGTTGATCTTCTGTTGCGTGAGTATGATAATGTCAATGTATATTCGACACCAACAGAAGCGAAGATTGATAATTTAGACGTACTGTTCATCCCATGGATTAATCAAGAAAATGAAGAAACAACTGTCAAAACAATTCAAAAGACTCGTTGCTCGTGTGCGATGGGGCACCTTGAACTCAACGGATTTAGAGTTAATCGACAGATCGTCATGGACCATGGTCTGGAAAGCTCAATATTTGAGAAGTTCGAAAAGGTCTTTTCAGGTCACTACCATACTCGGTCAACTGACGGACGAATCTTCTACTTAGGAAATCCTTATGAGATGTTCTGGACGGATGTCAATGACAAGAGAGGTTTTACCATCTTTGACACTGACACTCTGGAACACACTTATGTCGATAATCCTTATCGGATGTTCTATCAAATTCATTATGATGACACCGATCACCAACTCTTTGATGCCACACCTTATGTAAATAAGATTGTCAAAGTTGTTGTTAAGAACAAATCAAACACAGTCAAGTTTGAGAAGTTCATTGATAAACTTTATCAAATTGGAGTTGCAGATCTCAAGATCGTTGAGAACTTTGACTTCAGTGGTTGGTATGATAAGGAAGGAGAGGATGTGATTGAGTCAGAGGACACATTGTCAATTCTGGATCGTTACATCGAAGAGTCAGAAACAGAACTCGATAAAGGCAAGATTCAAAATCTAATCAGAGGAATCTATCAGGAGGCATGTGAGTTAGTCTAATGTTTATCATCGCAGTCGATGGCAAAGAAAGGGAGGGTGCTTATTCAGTCAAAAACGAAGATGGAGAATCGATTCTTTACATCTTTGAAGAACTGGATGATGCTGCTCGTTATGCCATGCAACTGGAGGACATTGGATTTCCTGAGATGCACGTCTTGGAGGTGGAGGATGAAATAATGTTAAAGACTTGTGAAATTCACGATCACTGTTATACTATAATAACGAAGGATGACATTGTAATTCCTCCTCATAGTCTGGAAGAGCATGATTACATTTGAGAAGATTCGCTGGAAAAACTTTTTAAGTACTGGCAATCAATTTACAGAAGTTGAACTCGATAAAGATACGACAACTTTAATCATTGGATCTAACGGAGCAGGTAAGAGCACCATTTTGGATGCTCTTACTTTTTCATTGTATGGAAAATCCTTCCGTAAGATTAACAAACCGCAGCTGGTGAACTCCACCAATGAAAAGAACTGTTTGGTTGAGATTGAGTTTACTGTCAACAACACAGAGTGGAAAGTGATTCGTGGAATCAAACCTGCTGTGTTTGAGATTTATCGAGACGGACAAGTTCTGGATCAGAATGCATCTTCTGTGGACCAACAACGATGGTTGGAACAGAATGTTCTGAAGATGAATTATAAGAGTTTCACTCAGATCGTGATTCTTGGAAGCAGTTCATTTGTTCCATTCATGCAACTCCCTGTTGCTTCTCGCAGAGAGGTGGTGGAGGATCTGTTGGACATTCGTATCTTCTCATCGATGAATGGACTTATCAAGGATAAGATTCGCTCACTTCGTGAAGAGATTCGAACTCTGGATTTGAAGAAGGACAATCTCAAAGAGAAAGTTGAGATGCAGAGGAACTTTATCGATCAGTTGGAAAAACGTGGTTATGATAACATCAAAGAAAAAAAGGATAAGATTACCACTCTGATGCAGAGTGTGGAGGATTACAGTAAGGATAATCAGGACCTTGAATCCAAATCGTCAACTCTTCAAAAAGAATTAGAAACAGTCTCTGATGCAACTAAACGACTGAAAGAGTTTGGAAGTGTCAAAGGTAAACTCTCACAGAAGATTTCTGTGATTGTGAAGGAACATAAATTTTTTAATGAGAATTCGGTTTGCCCAACCTGTACACAATCCATAGAAGAAACCTTCAGAATAAATAGAATTGAGGACTCTCAGAATAAAGCTGCTGAGTTGCAGAAGGGTTATAAAGAACTCGAAGAAGCAATTAAAAAGGAAGAATTGAGGGAGTCCACTTTCCAAAGAGTTTCAAAGGAGGTCACTCAACTTTTACATGGCATTTCTCAAAACAATACTCGGATCTCTGGTTGTCAGCAACAAATCACACAACTGGAATCTGAAATTCAAACAATTACCGAGCAACTTGAGAACAGAAATTCTGAACATGAAAAGTTAGAGGACTTCAAGGAAAAACTTCAACAGACTTTTGAGGATGTTGGAGAAAGAAAAGAGGATACTTACTATCATGACTTTGCTTATAACCTCCTGAAGGATGGTGGAGTCAAGGCAATGATCATCAAGAAGTATCTACCACTGATCAATCAGTCGGTAAATAAGTATCTTCAAATGATGGACTTCTACATCAACTTCAAACTTGATGAAGAGTTCAACGAAACGATTGAATCACCGATTCATGAAGACTTCACTTACGCTTCTTTCTCGGAAGGAGAGAAGATGAGAATTGACCTTGCTCTGCTGTTTACCTGGAGAGAAGTGGCAAGGTTCAAAAACTCAGTCAATACTAATCTCTTGATCATGGACGAAGTGTTTGATTCGTCTTTGGATGGATTTGGAACAGAGGAGTTCCTGAAGATCATTCGGTTCACAATCAAAGATTGTAATATCTTTGTTATATCTCACAAGTCTGGACTTGACGACAAGTTCAACAGTGTCTTACAATTTGAGAAGATCAAGGGATTCAGTCGAGTTGTCTCCTAAAACAAAAGTTCATTAAAAACTCGACACATTCCTTGATTGTCACTAAATAAAAACATGAAGTGAGGTAATCAGTTTATGAAAAACCTTGTCTCTTATAATGAGTTGGCAACTTGGGAAGTGAAAGACACGCCACGGCTGGAGGACATAAATGACCGTGTGGCAGATTACTTTTCCTGCATTGCCGAGGTGGGAGTAAACGATCACGAAGCAAAACGATTCTGTCGCCACATTCTGACCGAGTAACTTAAGGGAGGAGAGACCGACCGACAGGCCCCCGAGGAGATTCCGACTCTGAGGGGGTTTGGTTATACCAATTGAATATCTGTCCGTCACCCAGGTTTCCGCCTGGGTTTTGTTGTAAGATGGAATCAAAGCAGAGAAATCAATGATCAACTACGAAATCAAATCACAACTCGCCAAACTGCTTGCGACTGAAGATCTCGTGGTTGAACACCGCAACGTTCCCACGGCGTGTTTTGACGTGGGTCGCAGGGTTCTGACTCTTCCTCTCTGGCAGAAGGCATCTGAAACGGTTTATGACCTTCTGGTGGGGCACGAGGTTGGTCATGCCCTTTACACCCCAGACCAGGACTTTCCTGAGGGTCTTCCACCCCAGTTCATCAACGTGGTGGAGGATGTTCGCATTGAGCGTTTGATGAAGCGTCGTTATCCTGGACTGCTCAAGAGTTTTTATAATGGTTATCGAGAACTCGTTGAGATGGACTTCTTCGAGATCGAAGATGAAAAACTCGAATCTCTCAACCTTGCCGACCGTGTAAACCTGTACTATAAGATTGGACCTCACGTCAACATTCCAATTGAAGATGGACGCGAGACTGAGATTATGGAACAGATCGGTGATGCAGAGACCTTTGAGCAGGTCTTAGATGCTGCTCGTGTTCTGTTTGAGTACTGCAAAGAGAAGGTCGAACAGAAAAAAGAACAACCTCAGGAAGTTCAGTCTGAAAAGAAAGGCAACGTTGATATGTCTTCTTCTGGTGCGAGTGGTGGTCAGTCTGAGATTGAGCAACAGACACAAGAGGAATCTTCCGCTGAGCAACAGACTGAGCAACAGACTGAGCAACAAACTGAGAAACAAGAACTGGAAGTTCAGACTAGCAAGTCTCTTGAAGAGAATCTGCAAAATCTGATTCAACAGGACACTCTTCATAATGTTTATGCTGAGAATCCAGAAGTGAATCTCGATAACATAGTGGTAAGCAACTCTCAAGTTCACGGGGAATTGACTGGTCATTTTATGTCACAACTGGAACCGATGAAGATGACCGATCATCTCGGCAGAGAGCACACTTATCGGGCAAATTATGATTACGTTGATGGGTTGTTTCAGGACTTTAAAAAGTCAGCACAAAAGGAGGTGAATTACCTTGTCAAAGAATTCGAATGTCGAAAATCTGCTGATTCTTATGCTCGTTCTGCTGTTAGTCGGAGTGGAGTGTTGGACTGCTCTAAACTTCACACTTACCGATTTAATGAAGACCTGTTCAAAAAGGTCACAGTAGTTCCCGATGGTAAGAATCACGGTCTAATTTTTGTTCTTGATTGGTCTGGATCGATGGCACAATATCTGATGGACACGATCAAGCAACTCTATAATCTTGTTTGGTTCTGTCAAAAGGTTCAGATTCCTTTTGAGGTGTATGCCTTCAGTAATGCCTATAATTACATCCGCTTCAGAAAGGATGATCAATATAAATTGCCAATTGATCACGAAGATAAAATTGAAAATCAATTTGTGATCGATGAGGATTTTGCTCTCCTTCAATTCTTTACCAGTGGTGTTAAGAAAGCAGAACTCGAAAAACAGATGAAGAACATCTGGCGAATTGCTTACGGTGTTGATCACCATACGGATTATGTGATTCCTGGTCCTTATCAACTTTCTGGAACTCCCCTTCACGAAGCATTGATTTGTCTTCACAAGATCATTCCTCAGTTTCAAGCAAAGAAGAAAGTCCAAAAGGTTCAATGTGTGATTTTGACTGACGGTGAGGCACCTCCTCTTCCCGTCTATCGTTCTTATGCTTATCGAGATTCTGAGAAGATGGGAACTGTTCACTTGCGTCCAGATCACTCATTCCTCCGCAATCGTAAGACAGGGCACGTTTATAAGATTCCTTATTCTTACAGTGGTTTTACCAGCGTGTTTCTTGAAGATCTTCGACAGTGTTTTCCAAAAGTTAATTTCATTGGCATTCGCATTCTTTCCTCTTCTGAGATGAGGCATTTTATTGGTCGTTACAGTGAGGATGCATCTGGTGAACTCTTGAAGAAAGCAAGAAAAGAAAAATCTTATGTTGCCAAAGATTCTGGTTATCATCAGTACTTTGCAATTATTTCAAGTTCTCTTGCTAATGATGTTGATTTTGAGGTTGATGATGGTGCATCCAAAGTTCAAATCAAGTCTGCATTTGCTAAGTCTTTGAAGAACAAGTCTCTAAATAAAAAAGTTCTCAATCAGTTTGTGGAACTGGTTGCTTAGGACAGATTGGAAACTGTCTTCACTAGGTGAGGTGGGGACAGAAATGGATTATAGTAAGTTCAGTTGAAAAGAAATTCGAATGGCACTCAGTCCAGAGTACATTGTTTCCTCACTCCAGCAACTTTACGGTGACCAGGTAACTTCTGGAGACATTCGTGCCTGGTGTGCGATGAACGGAAATAATTATCAAACAGTTACAAAGAAACTTGAGAATTACAAAATCTCTCGTGGCAAGTGGGATCTCAACACCACAGAGCAACTTGAGCATTCTTACAACCAACCTGCAGCGATGCCTGCAGTTGAACAAAACTTGATTCCAGAACAAGATGATACCTTCGTCTCTTTTGGTTGCCACGGCGATATTAAGAAAATTATTCGCTCCCGTCTTTTTTATCCAACATTCATTACAGGTCTGTCGGGTAACGGTAAAACGTTATCTGTCGAACAAGCGTGTGCATCCCTAAATAGGGAGTTGATTCGCGTGAACATCACCATTGAGACTGACGAGGATGATCTTATTGGTGGGTTCCGTCTTGTTAATGGCGAAACTGTCTGGCACAATGGACCCGTCGTGGAGGCTCTGGAACGTGGAGCTGTTCTCCTTCTAGACGAGGTTGACCTGGCATCTAACAAGATTCTGTGTCTGCAATCTATTCTTGAGGGTAAAGGTGTCTTCCTGAAGAAGATCGGCAGGATGGTTCATCCCAAGCGTGGTTTCAATGTCATTGCCACTGCCAACACAAAAGGTAAGGGTTCTGAGGATGGTCGCTTTATTGGAACCAATGTTCTCAATGAGGCATTCTTGGAGCGTTTCTGTGTAACCTTCGAGCAAGAGTATCCCACTCCTGCACAGGAGGAGAAACTGATGCGTCTTCACTCTGCCTCTGTTGGATGTCACGATGATCGATTCATTAAGCACCTTGTGGACTGGGCAGACATTATCCGTAAGACTTTCTATGATGGTGGCATCGATGAAGTCATCAGCACTCGTCGTCTGGTCCACATCATCCGTGCTTACAGCATTTTCAATGACAAGATGAAATCGATTGAGATTTGCTTGAATCGTTTTGATGATGAAACTAAACAAGCATTCATCGACTTGTATGATAAAGTTGATGGAGATGTTCAATTTGATCTTACGGCAACTGGAGAAAAGTTTCCCCGTGAGGTATAATTAGAGGAAAAGACTTTCGTTATGAACGACACTGACTTTATTAGTGCAGCGGGGGGATATGAATACACCCCCATAATGCGCCAAGATCATTACACTTATCTGGATTCCATGTATCCAGACATTCCTGAAGATCTGAACGAACCTATAGTTATGAAAACAAACCAGAATGGATTCTGGAAATATGAAGAAGATAAGACTCTGAAAGAACTTGAGCAGTATCTTTCTAGCACTTATCATTCTCATTACACATCCGAACAATCGAAGACACAAACTCTTGATTTGATTGAGAGCATTGGTGATGCAGAAGCATTTACCCGCTCGAACGCAATCAAGTATCTCTCACGCTTTGGAAAGAAGAAGGGAAAGTCAAAACTTGACATTCTCAAGGCAATGCATTATTGTATTCTTCTGTATCATTTCGCTGGTCTTCACACAAAAACTGCTGACAATTATGAAACTTTCTGAATCCACTGTTAATCTTCTGAAGAACTTCTCTTCGATCAATCAGTCGATCTTGTTCAAATCAGGAACTAAACTTCGATCGATTTCCGTGATGAAGAACATTCTTGTGGAAGCAAACATTTCTGAGGACATTCCCCGTGACTTCGGCATTTATGATTTGAACCAGTTCCTCAATGGTCTTTCTCTTCACACCAGTCCTGATCTAGACTTCGGTGATGAAGATTATGTAATCATCAAAGAGGGTCGGATGCGTTCAAAGTACTTCTTCGCTGATCCCAGTGTGATCGTTTCTCCTCCTGAGAAAGAAATCTCTCTTCCATCTGAGGATGTGTGTTTTGAGTTGACCAGTCAACAACTGGATCGTCTGAAGAAAGCAGCATCTGTTTACCAACTGCCTGACATCTCTGCCATTGGTGATGGTAATGAAATCAAGTTGGTTGCTCGTGACAAGAAGAACGACACGTCCAATGACTTCTCCATTGTCGTTGGTGAGACTAACGCTGAGTTCGTGTTCAACTTCAAAGAAGAGAACCTGAAGATTGTTCCTGGCAATTATGAAGTGGTTGTTTCTTCGAAACTTCTGTCTCGCTTCCAGAATAAGAACATCGATGTGACTTATTACATCGCTCTTGAGCCTGACTCAAGTTTTGGTTGATGAGACACATTCTCTTTACTCTGAAGGGTTGCTCTGAGGAGTTTCTGGATGATGAGGAGTTTGTGAGAGATGTACTTTACAATGCATCCAAGAAGTGTCAGTCAACTCTTCTGGCACTTCATTCTCACAAGTTTGAACCTCAGGGGGTGACTGCCATTGTGTTGTTGGCAGAATCACACATTAGCATTCACACATGGCCAGAGAAAGGAATGGCAGTTTGTGATGTTTTTACTTGCGGAGATCACACAACACCAGAATTAGGTGTAGAATACATGAACACCATGTTTGGAGCAACGAACATGGTTTCTAATGAGTTTGTGAGGCCATTGTCATGAGGAAATGGGAAGTTACTTATCGTTTGGAAAGTGTTGGAACTAAGTATCTGAAGATGATTGTAGAAGCAGATTACCAACACGAAGCAAAAAAGATTGCACAGGCACAAATGCCCTCTGCAAAAATCTGTGGTAATCCAAGGTCAATATGAACATCTTTGTCACTGATCCAGACCCAGTAATATCTGCAAGAGTTTTACCAGATAAACACATTGTCAAGATGCCTCTGGAGTGTTGTCAAATGCTTTCCATTGTTGCATCTGATAAGTGGGGTCATGGATTTGGTGAACTTCCTAAATCAGATGGCACACCTTATAGGACAGACAAAGGTGCTTTTCGCAATCACCCCTGCACCATCTGGGCATCTAAGTTTGTTCTTAACTGGCGTTGGTTAATTAGCCACGGTTTGGCATTGTGTGAAGAGTATTCCAACAGGTATGCAAAAGTCCACAGTTGTCTTCCCACTCTTGCTCACGCACATCAGATCTTCCCAATGGCAGATCCAGCAGGAAGATCCGGTAAAGAACCAACACCTTTTGTTAGAGCAATGCCTGACATGTTTAAGTTGGACGATAGCATTTCGACTTTCGATGCTTACAAAATGTACATCGCATCTAAACCCTGGGTCAAAGACAATTATGTTAGACTACCAGAAAGGAAACCTGATTGGTTATGAAATACAATAAAGGAGATATTTTTCTCCACAAATACACACACAAGTTATACATTTATGATGGGAATGAGTGGTTGGAAATTGTCCCAAGTTCTTATTTGAAAAAACCTGATTGGTTATGAAAACAGTTCTCACAGTTGATGATGATGGAATTCTTACATTCCCTGAAAACTTCCTGGACAGTTTGGGATGGAAGGAGGGTGATGTGTTAGAATGGATTGATAATAAAGATGGATCTTTTTCACTGAGGAAACCTGATGACTAACAGGTTCTCTTTCTGATTGCTTTATAAAGATATGTGTTCTTCCTGAAATAATCACTCTCCCTCAAGTGTGACTGAAATCTCTCCTCAATGGTTTTGGTAGTTTTTCCAATATAAAACTTCCCGTTGACTTCATTTGTGATTTGATATACAATCATAGATGAGGAATACCGTCCCTTTATTTATTATTATAATGGCTCTGAACGACAGGCAATACTTCGTGT